CTTAAAAAAATTGGGAAAAAGAGTGTTACCAAAAAGAACAGGGGCGGTGTTGTAAGAGGCTTCAGCCCCATAGCCCGTCCACAGCGATTTAAAGGAGTATTCTAATGGCAGTTAGAAACAAAGACAAAGGAAACAGCATTTCCTCACGACTTAACTACATAGACAAACAATTGAACGATCCGCGTAAGTCCGAAAAAGAAATTAAAGTCTTAAAGCTGCGTGAACAAAATCTGCTTGATATGCTGAACGATGGTCAAGAAACATTTGAAGACGGCGGCAAGGTCAAGAAGTCTAAAAAATACAAAGGCCCTCTTCCAAAACCAAAGCCAACTAAAGTTGAAAGGCTTCTTAACAAGCGTGTTAAGGGCGAAAAAGGTCCGTATATACCAAAGATTGGCGATCTCAATGAAATGGGGCCTATGATCATAGATACTAAGACTGGCAAACAAGTTAAGCGCCTCAACAAAGGCGGTTCAACATTTCCTGATTTGACGGGGGACGGTAAGGTTACGAAAAAAGATATTCTTAAAGGCCGTGGTGTTGAAGGATTTGAACATGGCGGCGAAGTTCGTGGCATGGGCAGGGCTTATATGGGTTCGTCCAGAAAAGCTAAGATAAGGTGATGTTGTTTAATTTTGGTGTTATAGTGCGAGAGAGGCTGGCTTATGGCTTTGCGGTCATGTTTGATGCCCTTCTCGTGACTGCGCCGAGGTCAGCCTCACCTAAATTGAAAAGGACCAGATATGGCTATTGAAAAAGGAATAGGAGCTACAGGGGATATTCCAATCCCTGAAGAGGTTGTTCAGGCTTCTGTTGATGTAATAGAACTGCCAGAAATGCCCGGTGTAGCTGAAATGGATGATGGATCAGCTATTGTTGGAGAGCTTTTACAGCAAGAGACGATGGTTGCACAGGATATTCCTTTTGATGCGAATTTAGCAGAATTTGTTGACGATTCAGAGTTAACAAGAATTTCATCTGATCTTGTTAACGAAATTGAAGAAGATATGTCCTCTCGTCAGGACTGGGAAGATACATATAAGCGAGGTATTGAGCTTCTAGGCATGAACTACGAAGAGCGTAGTCAGCCGTTTGAGGGAGCTTCTGGTGTTGTGCATCCTCTGCTTGCTGAGTCTGTTACACAATTCCAAGCTCAAGCTTATCGTGAGATGTTGCCAGCAGGTGGCCCTGTTCGTACACAGGTTATGGGTGCTGATACACCAGACATTGCCATGCAAGCGCAGCGTGTTAAAGATTACATGAACTACATGATTACCTACGAGATGGAAGAATATGATCCTGAAACAGATCAGATGTTGTTCTATCTACCGATTATTGGTTCTACATTTAAGAAAATTTATTTTGACCCTTTGTTGCAACGTGCAGTTAGTAAATTTGTACATGCTGAAGATTTAGTAGTGCCTTATGGAGCCACAGATTTACTTACATCTCCTCGTACAACTCATATTATCCGCATGGATAAGAACGAAGTATTGAAGTTGCAGCTATCTGGTTTTTATCGTGAGACAAATATCAGCAATAATATGGAGTCTGACGACTACAGCGAGGTTCAGGAGTCTGTTGACAAGGCTCAAGGCGTACAAATGTCTGGTTCTGGCTCTGAAGAAGTAACTTTGTACGAGGTTCATACTTCTCTTGACCTTGAAGGCTTTGAGGATATGAAGGCAGACGGTGAAATGAGCGGTTTAAAGCTGCCTTACATCGTAACTATTGTTGAGGCTACTGGCGAAGTATTATCTTTGCGTAGAAATTACTCTCAAGATGACCCTATGATGCGTCAAAATCAGTATTTTGTGCATTACAAGTTCCTTCCGGGGCTTGGTTTCTATGGTTTTGGCCTTACACACATGATTGGCGGCTTATCTCAAGCCTCCACAAGCATTTTAAGGCAATTAATTGACGCTGGTACGCTTTCTAACCTTCCGGCTGGCTTTAAAGCTCGTGGCGCTCGTATCCGTGATGAGGATGAGCCTCTGCAACCCGGTGAATTTCGTGATATTGACGCTGCTGGCATGGATATACGTCAGTCTCTTATGCCTTTGCCGTTTAAAGAGCCTTCACAGACCCTGTATAGCTTATTAGGCTCCTTAATTGAGTCAGGAAGGCGCTTTGCGTCTATGGCTGACATGAAAGTAGGTGAAATGGGCGGAGAAACGCCTGTAGGGACTACAATGGCGATTATGGAGCGTGGCACAAAGGTTATGTCCGCTATTCATAAAAGGCTTCATTATTCACAGAAAATTGAATTTAAGCTTTTAGCCAACATATTTGCCCGTAACATGGCTTCCATGTACCCATATGCAGTTCCGGGTGCGCCTCCAGAGATTAAGCAGCAAGACTTTGATGATCGAATTGATGTTCTGCCTGTTTCAGACCCTAACATCTTTTCTATGTCACAGCGTATTGGTTTAGCTCAAACACAGTTACAGCTTGCCCAGTCAAACCCAGAAATTCACGGTGGTCCGCAGGGTCTTTATCAAGCGTACAGAAAAATGTACGAAGCTCTTGGCGTGACAAACATTGATAGTATTTTGCCTGTTCCGCCGCAGCCTCAACCAATGAACCCTGCGAAAGAAAACCAAGAAGCTTTGCGAAATCAAAGATTGCAGGCGTTCCCAGAGCAAAATCACGCGGCTCATATTGAGGCACATTTAGCTATGTTGTCTACGCCAGTAGCACAGGCAAATGCCAACATAATAATGACCATTCAAGGCCATATTTCAGAGCATATTGCTATGATGTCTGAGATGCAGGCTCAACAAGAGATTATGGCTGAGTTGTCTCCTGAAGCTCAGATGATGATGCAACAAAATCCACAAATGATGCAGCAAGTTCAGAATGAAATTCAAAATCGAGCCGCAGAAATTGCTGGCGAGATGACTGAACAGTATGCACAAGCAGTTGCTCCTGCTGATCAATCCGATCCATTGGTAGCGATCCGGCAGCAGGAGCTTTCACTAAGAGGCGCAGAAATACAGGAGAAATCGCGTCAATTTGAAGAAAAACAGCAGTTAGAGCGAGAGAAAGAACGTAATGATGTTCTCTTAAACCAGCAAAGAATTGATCTATCTGAGGAAGCTAATGAGGAAAAAGTCCGAATAGCAGAAGATAGAATTAAGACCCAGCGTGAAATCGCTGCGGCAAACCTACGGAGTAAAATGCAATGAGTGCGAGTTCAATTAATAGACAGGTAGCTGAAATAGAAAAAGCTAAGAAAGTTGAGCGTAGAAAGGCTTTAGCAGGAGAGAATGTTTATTCTGCTGGTAGGGTTGTTTCTGCTCCTGTAGTTGAAGAAAAGCCAGTAGAGCCTACAATTGTTAGTGTTGTGGACTCTGGGGAAATTAAGGCTAAACCAGCTTTTGTCAAAAAACCTGCTTCTAAAAAGAAGTCTAAAAAATGACAGATAAAACACCTCCTCTGAAAGATGTTTTGGGTGGCCTTACTGAAGAACAGTTAAAGATAATGAAAGAGGCTATAAAGGCAGGCAAGAAAGGTTTTAAATATGATACGAAAACTGGGCAACTCGATTTTGGATTTAATGGAGGCGGTGCAGTCTGCCGTGGTCAAGGTCGTGTCTCGCGTAAAAAAGACTTTAAAATCTATTAATGGTTAAAAAACTTTCAGAAAACTCTAGGTTTGCACAGTTTGACCTAGATAATGATGGCACTGTGACTGATGATGAAATCGCTCACGCAAAGGATATGCTTGAGTTAGAGCTTCGTGAGGAAAAGGCTGATGCTCAAAAGCGAATGGCTTGGATTGCTGTGGCTAGTATGGTTGGCTTCGCGCTTTTGCCGCTTATCCCGTGGATACCAGAGAGCAGGCTAACTTTTCTTGCTAGTTTAAGTGATATGCTGTTTTTAAGTCAGGCATCTATTGTGGGGTTTTATTTTGGCGCACAGGCTTACATGGCAAAGAAATGAACCACGCATTCTTGCTCGTTCTGGTTTTGGGTGGAGAGGTTCAGAGTCAAGATATGTATTTTAGGTCGGTAACAGATTGCAACTTTTTTGCTTCTCAGATAACAAAAAGATATGGGAATTATCAGCATTACAGCACAGTTCCCTCAGAGCATAAGGCAACGGCATATTGTAAACCAGTTAAAGTGAGTCCAGATAAAGAGTTATATTAATGGCTTTGAGAGAGTACATTTTGGTAATTTCAATGTGGGGAAATGATGGAGCCATTGATCATTATATTGGGCAAATGTCACTTCAACAGCCTATGAGTCGAAAACAATGCCACTGGATGCTTGAAGATGATCGATGGTCAGCCGCTTACGATAATAAGCATTATAAAATGGCTATGCACTGTTTTCCAAAAGATTGCGCGGGGAAATCAACTTGTGAGTGAAGAAAAGAAAAAACCAGTATCTATAGCAGTTGGCGAAAACAGCTTTGAACTTGTTTTGCGTATATTGGGCAATGAGTTTGTGGCTATAAAGATAGGATCCACTAATTTTAGCGGTAAGTTAATTGCTGGTGGTATTTTGTTGTTGTTTTTTACATTCATGCTTATGGAGGTGTTTGGTCTATCACGAATTATGGGTGTTGAGTAATGGCTACTAAGTTAAGTGAAAACACTGAATTAGCCATGCCTATCCGCAAT